TATAAATCTTTATTGGCTTTATTTTGCATTATGCGTTATTAGGAGAAAGGTCCTTAAACTTTTTGTTGTAGTACTGTAAAAACTCTTTTGAATGCACTGTTTTGTGACCGTACTTTTTTGTAAGTCTAAAAAAATCTCGGTGAGGTATCACCGCTACTGGCTTTCCCAATACTGGGTGAGTAGATCCTTTTAGCTCTTGAGCTTCCTTTTTGGCAATGTTGGTTCTAGCTTCTTCAAGTCGTTTTTCGCGTTCAAAACCAGTTTTAATCTCACGCATAAGCGCTCGATTTATTTCTCCGTCACTGTACCTAGGAAGATCAGTTATAATACTCATAACAAAAAGGGGAGGCCAGAGTTCGGCCTGACCTCCCCAATTATGCTAAAATGATAAAAGCAAGTTAATAAAACTTACTGTTGTACCTTACCATGTGCTCCGGGATGGTGAACTGCTAGAGTCAGTGCACAATCAACAAAACCACGCTCACCGCCACCCAAGTTGGGCAGAACAGAGCTTCCAACCGGAATAAGTTCAGCAATGCTGGCATATTCTGGGTTCAGGAAGTAACCACGATTTTTATTCGTAGTATCGGGTGAACAATCTGGGTTCATGTTTATGATGCTTACAATGCCGTGATCGGACTGATAGAGCTCAACGGAGAGTTTAATCTTAGCAGACTCTCCATTGTAGTTCACATTCCGAATAGAAGCATCGCCAGATCCAGCCGTTCCAAGCTCTCCAACGCGAGCAAAGTCGCTGATTACCCGACGAAGAGCCGTGTCAGCAACCAACGTCAAGCTATCCATAGCACCGCTAACGCGATATATAGACGTGATGATGTTGTTCATCGCTGTTTCGGTAAACGCACCAGATGTGCTGATGTCGTAGATGTTGTCCGCAGGAGTCCGATAAGCGGAAGGAACTGGATTAGTGCCTTGAGCACCGTTTTGAATCCACTTTCCTAAACCGCGCATCTTATAAGGATTTGACCCATCATCTATATCCAGCTCATTGTCGGACAGGATAGTAGCTTCGATGTCACGCTTTAGTTCACGAAGAGCTTTAGCTTCTGCTTGAGCGAACTTAGCTGGACCTACTGAATCTACTGCTTCCTGAAGATCGGAAACCTGATAGGCACGACGGAACTTTTGAGTGTAGTTACCTACACGCGCTCGTTCTGCGAACTCATCATCGTAAGAAGAAACGTCTGCTCCTTCAAGCGTACCAGTGGTTACGGGGTCAGCCAAAGAGTCCAAAGACCATTCGTACTGTACTGCACTTGCACGAGTTTTTGCAAGTGAACTCAGAACCGGAGTTTCCTCAGGAGCCAAAATAGTGAGAATATCGCTAAGGTCTTCCCTGTTGGAAATCGCGGCACCGGGATTTGCTGTATCATATGTTTTTGAGAATGCCATTATATCTATATACTAAGGTTATTTGAATCGACGAGACCAACTGGCCTCTCTAAGTTTTTGGAAATCATTTTTGCTTCCAGAACTTTTGAACCTCTGCTTTAGATCCTTTAGGGCTTTTGTAGAATTATCTTCAGTTTTATCAGACCTAGATTTTGCTATAGATGGACTTGAAGGTGGAGATGGCTTAAACGCATTTTTGGCATCTGGTGCCACCTTCGGGGATTCACTTCCAAACATATTTTCCACTGAGTGAGCTAATAAATATGGAAGTCTCCAGCTAAGATCGGGGTCTTGCTCATAAGCTTTTTGCAGAGAAGGATGACCTGCTAGCTGAATAAACTGTTTAGCTTTTTCGCTATTTTTGTCCCCTAGCCACTTAAACTCTTGAAGAGCTTTTTTACCGTACTCTTGGCGTAACCTTATTGAGTCCTCATTTTTCTTAACCTTTTTAAACTGATCAGGAAGATACTTGTCTCTAGATTTCCTTGCTTGCTTTAGTGCATCACGCACCTCAGCCTTAGTCATGGATTTCCCGTCGTTTTCTGTGACCGCGTCATGCGGCCCATAATCGTCGGAGTCGAACAAGATATCTTCTGCCCAATCAATAACATCATTGATTTCCTTAGCCTTTTCCTGAATGTCCTTCATGGAGCTCAGGTCAGAGTACGGATTATCAACGATATCAGATTTAGAAGATAAGATTTCTTCCTGTTGAGCTTTTAAACTTTCCTCAAGAGTTTGAGCTTTTTCCTCGGCAGCTTTTGCCCTAGCGGTCAACTGACCAAAGCGGTCAACAGCTCGGCTAGAAAGAGCCTCAGAAAGTTGTTTAATTTGCTCCTCAGAAAGACTTTCTAAGTCGATATTTGAAAGAACATCTGTATTCCCCTCGGAAACTTCTACATCTTCAGAATGAGACTCAATCTCATTATCTTCTGAAATAGAAGGCTCTTCGGCTTCTGGTTCAGGAACCGGAAGAACATTATCTTCTTCCAGTTGTTCTGCACGCCTGCGAATAAACTCAGACGCGGACATGTTTGTGTTTTCCGCTGTATCTTGAGAGGCATCAGCGACCGCCTCAATGATTTCACTCATATAATTAATTTTTCCCGCTTTTAGCGCCTAGCGATGGCGAGCTGTGATTATATCACAAAAAAAATTATATTATACGTACTGAGACCATTTTTTTAACAAATTCTCGTAATCTGAATCCTGAAGTATATCGTCGTATGCTAAAATTTCTCCAGAAATTTGCATAACTTCCTCAGGTGAAGCGGATCTTAATCTAGATATACTAGATTCCCTGCGATCCTTTATATCCTTAATAAATCGAGCAAAATGCTCATGCTTTGATAGAAAAACAATATCGTTACCTTCGGGCATTCGCAAATTTAATTAACTCCTCGGAAACTCTTTCCATCCTAGGTCTAATCCCGGCGATGCCTTTAGCTTCAGCAGTTCTGTACTCTTCGTTGTCCAAGAACTCCTTGGCAGCCTCTCTGTACCTTCCTTCATTTATCAAACGCCTTGTCTTTGGGCTTTGCATAATTGATCCCCTGTAATGCTCACTAAAAATAGCATCTTGCAAAGATTCAGGAAAAGTTGAAAAAGCAGGAAGCACTTTTCGTATAGAACTAAGCCTAGTTCTTACATCCCTGTCCAAAAGACGTTCAGCAAAAGCCTTGTCAATAACCATTCCCGGCTTTACGTCGGCTCCGTAGTGTCCGTACCCTATTGTAAAATATTCTTCTGTAGGATCAGGTTTATAAGGCTTGGGTTCAAAACTCTCTTCTTTTCGTAAGGTGTTTTTGAAAATTTTAATTAGCCTCTCATTCGCAAGAAATCGACCGTAGTCAGTTGTGCTTATATTGTTAGCCATTACTGCTGCATGCCTTGGGTCTTTACTTGACCCATTTGTGCCGGTTGCGTACCAATCCTACCTATTTGTGCGTTTTCAGCTTGTTGTATAACGAACTGATACTGTGCATTGTACTTTTGCAAACGCTGGGCAAACGCCTCATCTTCTTGAAGGCGTTTCGCAACGTCTGGCTGTTGCACATAGCTTTGAATAATTTGTAAAGCAGCTTGAGCACCGTTAGGACGTGCTGGAACTTCAATGCCCGCATAAATTTTTGACAAGTCATCCGTAATATCTTTTAACATTTTGTCCTGAGCTTCTTGAGCGGGACGCAGAATGCCACTAGCCAGAACGGGGTCAATGCTTCCAGCAATAGCTGTCAGCAGCTTATCTACGTCAATCAATCCATTTCTGTCCATCTGAATCAAAGAAACTAACTGATTTAATTTAGCTTCTTGTTTTTCAGAGCTAGCGTTCAGAACATCAAAACTAACCGTAACATCATAATTTTCATTCGGATTCCCCTTGTTGAACATTTGGGGGTCCGGGACTCCAGTTACGTTAAAAAATATTTCATCAGGTCCGAACCGTTGAAAATTCTTGTAACACGTAGCCACTACTTGAGCAATATGCTGCAAGTATTTGTCAACAAGGAACTGCCTTCGAACACTGCTCAATGGAGACTCTTCGTCTAACCCTACCATGCGATCAGCTTGAGCTTGGAGGTTGTTTTCCATCTCTACAGATCCGGGGTTAAAGCCCGGTCCCTGCATAAATCGGATTTCTCCTGTGCGAACTTCTGGAATGAACCGCCCCGGTCCAATCTCTTCCGGTTTGCGGCCCTTCGGGTGAGTGACAGCAGGCAAAGTAGACAGGCTATTGCTGTCAATCCGACTATCACGCTCCACCTTCACTTGGTTCTGTATGCCTCTCAGGAGCGAAGGAACCGTCATCGCGTCGTATAAACGCTTTGTATCCTCACTAAACCTTGTAACGACCACAGGGTAGTCCTCATAGCCATTAAGAAGCTCGAATTTTGCATAACCCGGTATGCCAATTCCCTTGTCTCCAGAAAAAGATTCGTGGAACACGGTCTCATAGATCCCCTCAGAATTATCTTCTTCGTCAATCAATCTCTGGTAACCATGTATGATTTCAATCAGTTCCTCAGCCTGATAAGCATCATCTGTAACAGATATGCTTCGCCTTCCCTCCTGTTCCCTTTCCAAGGAATGTATGTTTACTCCAGAGAAGTTTTCGATCACGTGCTCCACGAAATTTGGATTCCAACCATCTGTGCTGACCTTGTTCTGCAACTCTTGTGCAGTGTAGTACGTACGCCAAAAGCAATAAGGAGCACGCTGTGGGTCCGTTACATAAGCGGGAAAAATAAAATCACCATCAGGAGCCACGGTTTTTACTTCTGGAGCATTTACCTGCCTGCGAACAGTAGGAACTTCTGCCATTCCTGTTTCTCGCAGCTCTTCTAGGGCTTTTCTGGCATTCGCCTCAGACACTTTGACAGCGGCTTGCATTTGCTGGATCACCATCTCGTCGTTATCGCCGCTAGCAATCATTTCAGCAAGTTCAGGGCTCGCAGCAGCAATTCTTCTGAGGTCTATTTTTTGTTTGAAAGTGCGATCCTCCATGATCCAGCCGCAGTACGTCACCATAAGACCACGCTCAAGAAGATAATTTGCAGCTAGTTCCATCTCCTGCTTAAAGCGAGGAATGTACCCAGAGGTAGTCATCCACTTTAAGAAGTTTGATACTACCTTAGACCGAGGAATGTCTGTAGCCTCTACGGGAAACGCTTGTATGTTTGCCCTGTTTAGGGCTGACATGAACAACGATACCAAACGAGTTACGCGCTCATCAATAACGTGACTCTCCAAGTCAGATGCTCCTTCCCACGGAAAAGCATCCGATCCGTGCTTACGTAAATCCCTGCTTTTACCGGGCCACCAGTTACGCCGATCATCGTAAGACGTTCTACACAAATCGTAGTACGACTGGAGTTCGTTGTCTGTGGTTTGATACGCTTGACGAAGAGCCTCTATGTCTGGCTTTTTACCAACGTAAGTAATCGCTTTAGAGTAGTCCTCGTTTTGCATTATGTACTTAAGTTCTTAATATACTGTTCAGCTTTTTCCCTAACGCGATAAACGACCCGGTAAGTGTACAGCGAGTGGACGCCTATTCTATCACAAAAATCTTTATTTTGCATCTCTGAGTTCCATTTACCAAAACAAAAGTTTTGCCACATCTCCCAAGCAATTAATCTATCAAGATTTTCGTTTAAAAATTTTTTAGAACGAACTAGCTTATCTAGTTTAACTTTTTCTGTATCTGTAAGACGATCCTTGCACATCTTCAATAACCTCTACCGAAACTAATTTCCCCATTAGATTTTTGGCGTATCTTCTTGGCACTAAGACGGGTATTACTTTGTCAATATCTTTGCTATAAGCATAAAGATAGCGTTGATTTGGTGCTCTTCGTACAATAACAGCCGTTATATGCTTGGCTACACCCTCGGGAACCTCCATAGCCTGATCTAATATTTGCTGACCGTTGTCTGAAATCCAAGTATTTCGACCTTTTCCAGTCATCATTTGAGCACTTAGTTTATCGGCTGCAAGTTTTTGCAGTTCCTCGAACTTAATATTGTTTTCTTTAGCAATTTGAGTTAATCTTTTTTTCATCAATATCCTCCCGTAGCTCTGCGAGTTACCGCTAAATCGCGAGCTGTTACATGGACTGGGCCTTCTCCAGAGTTTGCCATTCGCAAGTACCGAATTACGTCAAAGAAGTCCTTTAAGGGCTCGTCCATCTTGCCCTTTGAGTTGTAGTTAATGAGGCTGTCGATTAAGTTTCGACAACTCTCGTGAATATAGCACCTAGGTCGATTAGCAGAATCTATGGGCTCGTTTGGGTTGTAACTGAACCACTCATCTAAAGCAGAAAGCCCAACTTCCTCTATACGCCCATCAGAGGGCACGAATGTCATGTCGTGCTCCTCGAAAGACATAAACAGGTCCTCGTTATTCTCGTTTTCTTTAGCAAAAAATCTAGAATCCCCGATACGCTCAAACACCTGCACTCCCAGATCGTCTTCTATTTCTTCAAAAAGCTCAACGTACCCCGGTACGTTTAGTCCAATCTTTTTAGAAGCAGGACCGTATCTCCACTTTGGGTCCCCGAACTCAGCCCACTCGCCGTATGTGTCCCAGTCAGGCCACTCCCGGCAGATGTACACGTTGTCATTGCCATCTACAGCAGCCCATATAGCTACGTAGTTCCTAGCACCAGCAGGGTCCACTACTTGGTATACTGTGTACCTAGACTTGTCAGAAACATTAGGGAACTTCATCCCGTACTTGTTTGGGACCTCATCCTTAAGGACGTTTACCTCAGTGTTAAAAAGCGGGAGCAAAGAAGTCATGCTTCTTACTGGTACTCCGTACGCCCGCACTAGCACTTCCTCGTCCGGTCTTCCGCGAAGGTCTTTTGCTATACGCTCATATCCCCCAAATGGATTCTCGTCAGAGTGCAGATACACCACAGCTGCATCCCTTGACGGGCTGTACTGCCTTACCGGAAGCTCTTTGTTTTTTAGCAACTGAGCTTTCTTGGTTTCTAAAGTTTCTACGTTTTTTAAGTAATCGGATATAAACGGGGTGTATCCATCAATAGGAGTAAAGCCTATGCCCATTACGGCATCTCGTGTTGCTAAACGAAATCTAAGAGTGTTTACTAACGTAGAGTCCCCTAGGTACTCGTCCAGCCACGCACCGATGTTTAGCCCACTAGCATTAGGGAAACCGTATTCAAAGCCCTCTAAGATTGTCTGATTGTTGCTAAACTGGGTGTACGTCTTAAAATCTACACGAGTACGAGTATCAGGAAAGATAAAGCTCTTTGCGGTAAACCCGTTTTGCATGCTGTAGTTGATGTACCCTTCAATGCTTTTAGTCTTCTTCTTGAACTCCTTGGGCATCATCTCCCAGACAGCGGACTGCTGCACCTTGATAGAGGTGTCCTCGTTCTGGCTAAAGCACACAACATGACCATCGTTGCTTTCCGTTACAGCTTTCATAACAATTTTAGCAAAGCCGGTAGTCTTACCCGATCTGTTTCCCCCCAAAGCCAAACACTCATTGTGCTGTTTCAAACCTTCTTCAATACGCCCCCAGCCGGGAAGATCAAAGCCATGCCTTACAGGATCGTCTAAGGAAGATTGTATTCGACTTTCGTGAGCGGCATGAAGCTCTTTTAAAAGGGGCAAATCGTTGTTGTACAGCCAAACAATTTCTTTAGCCGTAGGAGCTTCTAAGAAAGGATGCTCGGTAAAATTCATTCAATTACTCGTCTGAGCCCATGCCTGATTGGCGGAGCACGAAACGGCACTTTTCTAATGGTGGAGGAAGTGGGATTCGCACCCACGTCTTCAGGCGTCTCCTCCTGAATCAAATCTATGTTTCCCCCAAAAACGCGCTCCCATCCCTGATTGTATGCGTCTTTATCAATAGTTCTGTCCCTGTCACCTTTACCGCTCACTGCTTTAGTTCCTCTCAAAGTTTAAATCATCTTCTTCTTGTTCCATATCCTCTATAGTCATGTTCGCCATAACAAGCAAAGCTATGTCTTCTCGGGTTGTGCTTGGGTCTAGTTCCATTATAATTTTAAACAAATGAGCAATTACCCTATCCTTGTCTATTTCTTCATCATCATCAAACTCCTCAAAACTATGTACTATTAACATCTATAACCTCCGCTTGTTTTATTTTGCTTCTAGCTTTTTCCATCAGGCTTTTGTAGTCATCATCAGTGTACACTTTTTCTTCTCTTGATATGCTAGTAGCCTCACCCCTTGCCAACATAGCCTCTCTGGACGAGTTAGATTTTGCTATACTAATATCTTTAATATCTTTAAAAGTAGGCTTAAGCTCACCGGATTGCATACGTGTACGCACGTTATTTACCATTTCTTCCTCTAGTGAGTTTATGTTTAAGTAAGAGTAGGCCGCAAGTTGCCCACCAAGCTCACGCCACTTTCCCATATGATCTGCGTATGACACTAACACACGTTGTACAGTTTCGTGTTTAAAACCGTATTTAGAGACCATGTTGTTAATGCTTTTACCTTGAGCAGAAAGAAATAGTATAGTTGCTACTTTTTCTGGGTTGTACCGCTCCAAGCATTTAAGTTTTTTAACCTCGTGCTCCTCAGCGTATTCCCTAACGGCTGTACTAATATTTTCAAACAGCTCTTGTTTAACAAGATTAGGATCAGGGGTATTCATAAGAAAAATAGCCTAAAGCATAAAAATAGCTATAAGTCAAGTATTTTTTTAGAAGGCAGTACATAAATTGCAATTCTAAAATCCAAAGGCACCCGACCCCCGCCCCGGTGCGTCACAAAAAACTGGATACAAGCCAAAATAGTTTAAATCTGGATACGATCTAGAACGACCTAGGACGTAGTTGTCCTAGGACTACTAGGACAAATCCCCAAAATATAGATACAGCCGGCAAAGCTGTCCTAGGACGCGGATCTTGTTTGTAGTTAAAAAACTTAGACAGGTCCAAAAGTGCAGTTTGTCCAAGCTTTTTGGATACAGGTTGGGCTATAGAAAAACAAAAATAGTACTTTTTCGACAGAAAATGGTACTTTTTGCCACCTATCAAGGCGTTTTTTCCCTTTTCCTAGACCTATAAATTCAATTCGTTACAGATCGTTGACAAACCTCTCCCGTACATGGTATTATATGCGCCGATTTTCGGGATCACTCTGATCTTGGCAATCGCAACAGTAACCAAAAAATAAATACAATGACAAATATCGAAACAATCAAGTCAACCGTAGTTACCGTTTTACGCGGTCGTATCTTCAATTCAACTACGGATCAGTTGCGCCATGCAATAGTCCCAGCAATGGTTCAGCTAGGAGACCTTCCGTCGAATACGGCGTCGCAAATTCGCGGTATCGCTCTGCCTTTGGCTTTGGAGACCATTGAAAGGATCAGCTCTGCTGAGCATAGGGAAGTCTGCGAGAAGTTGCTTCATGAATACAAAGAGCATCGAGCGGGGAGACAAGTATCCTCTAGCAATCCCATTGCCAACGATGTTGCATCGCAAGTTGCGAGCATCGTTCGACGAGCAATGGACAATAGCTCGCAGTCTGTATCGACGGCTCAGATACAAGATGAAATACAAGATGCTTTGACTCCCGTTCGTGATCAAGTAGAGGATCTTCAAAGGGATTACAACGCCTTCAGAGACTCTTTAAAGGGTTCTCCTAGTAGAATGGCTAGAGCTAAGGTTGCAACAGCTTCGAGTGATAACGTGATCTTAAAAAAGGTTCTACCGTACTACCCGGACCAAGGACCTTGTCTCAAGATTTTGGTAACAAGTCCGCCTAGCTACGGGAAGAGTTATTCAATCAGGCAACTTGGAAACGCATACGATCTATACTTGGAGCATGGCTGTTCGGACAGTATTGACGAAGAAACTACACTTGTCGGGTCTACCGTTCCAGATGGCAACGGTGGGTTTGCTGTTGTCGATGGTGTATTGACACAGGCAGTACGAGCAGCAAGTAAAGGGAAAAGGGTTCTTCTCTTTCTCGATGAAGTTCTGAGGTGGCCTATCGTATCTCAGGAATTTTTGCTGTCTTTCCTTGAACCTAACAAGGCGTCAGGAGATCCTGAATACGTACTTCGGACTCGGCATATGAAGAACGGAGCTTGTGAAGTGATCCGTTGCAAGGTTCAGAACCTGCATATAATTGCCGCTGGCAATCGTAGTGCTAATAGCATTACAGAGGCGTTCTGGTCTCGCTGGCATAAAGTGAATATCAAATTCGATCTAGATGATTTCGCTAATATCTGTAAGCAAATTGCGGATACGTACAAGGTTACGATCTACGAAGTCCAATTCGCTGAAGCGGCTAAGCTGTCGCGTGATCGATACAATGAAATGAGAGTTAAGGCGCCCATTGATTGTCGGACTTTAGTCAACGCATTGGAATGGTCAGGATCAGATGATTGGGCTGACATTAGAAAATGGATACAAGACGGATTAGAAGATCAGCTTGTTGAAAGTGACGCTAGGACAGGCGATCCGTTACAAGATAGCTTGCAAGCAGTCGAAGAGATTAAACTAGCATTAGCGTAATTAGAAAGTAAATACAGATATGATATCACATACAAAAATCGTAAAGGCCATTCGCTCTGAATGGCGAAACAAAACGGCAAAGCAAAAGATAGGCAAGCTCAGAGAGCTTCGTTCGTATTCAAATTGTGGAGTCAGAACTCAGGTTGTAGAGGATCTGGATACAGCTAGTTGGACCTTTGACTGCGAGCACAAGATCGCCGTTGGACAACAAATCGACGGTATGATAAATCCGGATACAGCTAAGAAGGGTCTCAAGTTGCACAAATTCATAAAGAGTTTAATCTGGCATGAATGCGCGCATGGTCGACACACGTTGGACAACAGCTTCTCGATCTCTGTATTGGCAAAGGAACTACAAGATAAAGGTTGTCCGTTCTACGTGTTCAACGTGACTGAAGATTGCTACATCGAAGCAAAAGAACAACAGAGAACTGGCGACCGTTTTGGTTGGAAGAATTATCTTCGTAGTATTCCAACGGATACAGCCGATCCTTGCCAGTACCTACTAACGTTGAAATTCAACGAGGCAAAGACTTGGAAAAGTTGGCGACAACAAGCGCCGAAATGGAATGGCGTCAAGGAGGTAACCTTTCGTAACCACAAAAAGAATACAACTTACGTTCTGAAATGGTTTTACGACATGCTCACCTTAACGGCAGCAATCGATCTCGAAACTAGATTAAGTCTAACACTTGAATTCTATGAAGTATTCAAGGATCAAATACAACCTGTCAATACTCGCAAGGGTGACGTTGGTTGGTACGATGACTCAATCGGTGGTATCCAAGATCCGGATTCGGTACAACGTCACAACTTGAACAACAATCCAAATGGAACGTATTCAAAACCTAATGACATGGACTGGGATCTATGGCCGTTCAAAGATGGTCCAGCTTCAGACTACGTAAAGAAAACGAGGGATCGTATTTGCAATTCAATGACAAGCATTGCTGCTAATCATCGACTGGCTAGGGCTAGATCAGCATCTACCGGATCGAGGATTCGTATTCAGTCTGCAATGACAGGCTCTGGCAATCCGTTTCTTAGCGTTGTCAAAAGGAAAACGAAAAGAAAGTTGTTCGTTGTTGTCGATATGTCAGGGTCTATGTCAATCCCGTTGCAATTCCTAGGCGGAATCGAGTTCGTATCCGCTTTACGGTTACTGGATGAAAAGGGTATCGCGGATGTTGATATCGTTTTCACTTCCGAAGATATGATCGGAGACATGAGCAATGTATCCAGCAAGGAAATACTAAGGGCGAGACCATCGCCCAACAGAGAAGCGATGCAATCTTGTTTAGTTCGCTATCGCTCTCGTATGGAAAATGCGGATACAGCTATAGTCTTCACTGATGCTGCAATAACTGATTCGACAACGGACTTCGAAAAGTTTCGCGGTAAAGTCGATTTGATCGGATGTTGCTTGCGTGATAAAAACAAGGCAAACGATTACGCGAAATCGATGCAACGGTGGTTCAAGACAATCGTTGTCAGCGAAAATCCAATACAACTGGCAAGACTGATCTGCGACAAGCTTATGGCGTAGATCATCCATAATCTGGATACAGGCCCACAGGCTTCGGCTTGTGGGCTTTTTTGTGCGTACTCGCTTTGTCTTGTGATCCTGAATACGGGCGTCAGATGCTCTGTAAATCGCTTTGCTTGCGTTGCATGGCTAGGGATTCGAATTCAGGGATCGCCAATCCTAGGCCATCTGATAGGCCCTAGGGCGGCGCTTTGCCCTAGGGGGAAACTCAAATATATGCCTGAGAGGCTCTGAGAGGCTCTGTACGGCGTCTTTGAGAATATGGCTATGCTATCCCATTTTGAATCGAGATCGCCAATCCTCCGCGATCTGGCGTTGAGATTGAGTCTCAATAACACAAAATTAGACAAATCTTTTACATTTACCTAGAATCATTCTAAATAAGGTCATTTTGATCCATCGTGTATCCATAATCTGGTGATTTCACGTTTTTTCGGATCGTTTTTCGTACAGCTCTTCAAGAACTAGGACGTACTAGGACAGTGGATACATGGCCCGTTCTAGGACGTATCCATAATGTGGACTCAACCGGCACCGAGGCAACCGGGAACGTCCGGGTGCGACTACCCGCAGGTGAGGCTACCGGGTGCAGGGCAGCAACCCGGCCCTAATATACCAATAGGACAAAAAGCCGAAAGCCTAAATAGAACAATAAGCCGAAAAGCCGAACGTAATTCCAGTTTTTTCCATGCGTATGGCGGCGGTTTTTAAAGTTTTAGCCCCCTGAAAGGGTTTTGGGGGTTGGGTTGATACCTAAGCATAGGTAAGGCTCTGAATTGCGTTCTAGGACATCTGACAAGCGGAAACGAAAAGTACTTTTTGTCCCTGAAAGATTTTGTTTGACAACTAGTGAGGAATCTGCTCTGCCCGAGAAATGTCACCAAGCAGAGGGATCTGGATCTCATCCCAAATACTGAGCGATCCGAAACTAAGACAGCTCGACAAGATGATCCTTGCGTACGTGCAGGGGTTCGGAGAAGAAGGCTGTTTTGCCAGCAATGAGGCCATAGCAGAGCTGTTGGGCGTACGGCATCCGAACAGCATCCAGAACAGAATCTCTTCCTTAGTAAAAAGCGAGTATCTGGAAAAGAAAGGTTCCCACTGGTTCAGGAAGCTTTACCTAGGGAAGTTAATCAAATGATTTACTCAAGTAAATCAAATGGTTTACTTGATTAAACCAAATGGTTTACATATATCTAATCTAATAACTAAGTAGATAACTAATTAGTATTTATAAGGTACGTATGTACGTACTAATTTAATAGTTTAGTTATTAGTTATTAGTTAAGATCCCCTGCGGGGGCGGTAAATCCTCACGGATTTCCATTAAATTTTCCCTCTAACCAGTTAAATAATTGTAAATTGAGGTTAAGTTGTTGACAGAGTGGCGTAAGTGGTCAGGGTGCAGCTCATGGACAGAAACACAAACGAGGCAGTGGGCGCCGAAAAGCCCAAAAAAGTATCAGATCTCCTACAGGAGACTTTAGCTTCCCTGAAGCCAGAGACTCAGCTAGAGGAGGAGGCTCGCCTTTGGTTCGAAGAGCTGGAGGCAAAACGAAACCTTCGCGAGATGGAGGAGTTTTACGAGAGCCAAAAAAGCAGGAGGGAAGCAGGATGCTCGATGTGGGAAGCGTAATCACGTTCCGGCGTCCGCCGGCCGAGGTTCTTTATGCGGGTCAGGTGATCCGCATGAGGGAGCTGCCGAACTCGGACTACAAAATTGAGGTTCGGGGTCGGTCAGGCAGGACTCTCGTCCTAGACAGTTTCCACGAAAGTGGGGGCATGATCTGGCCTGATTACGCTCACGCTGATGCGTACATAGAAGACGGCTGGAAAGGTCTTTGCGAGAAAAAGCTCGTAGACACGTATTATTTTGACGCAGTTTTGGCCAGAGCGGAGGATGCTGCCGATAGAGAAAAACGTAAACCATCAATGGTTAAGGAGGACCAGCAGTATAATGAACCCTTGCATATCCGAAAAATCTCTTGAAAAAGCTTTGGATGAGTACATTGAGGCTCGTCAGGACGGGAGTTGGGAAGAGCCAGTTCTCGTCTCGCTTTGGGACGGGGAGAACGTGTTATTCAGCACAGGGCCTAGGAAATTCTTCCGAAGGACGTGGCTCCAGCAGGTCAAAATGTGGGACGTAGAGCAGGACATCTGCGGCCCGTGGGAGACGGATTCTAAAAAAATCGTGTATGCGGTCGCCGACGACTTAATCAGTGACACGTTGTACGATCTGGCGGAAGCCAGTCCGCACTCCTAATGCTAGAAATTAGCCTTAGTCACCAAACAATTACTAAAGCAAAAATCCTCAGCGAAGAGTTGCCTTCGTTGAGGAACAGTATTGAGCGGGGTGCAGGAAATCTTGCGGGACTAATTGGAGAGGTTGTCGCAGCTACGGTTCTGAACGCAAAAATACAGAATACGTATGATTACGACATAATTACTCCTGACGGCGAGCGTATAGATGTAAAAACAAAGCGTTGTACATCGAAGCCTCGGCTGGATTACGATTGCAGCATTGCAGCGTACAACACTAAACAACGATGCGACACGTACGCATTCGTGCGTGTTTTGAACGATTACACAAAAGCGTGGTACTTAGGCAGTTTGCCCAAGGCGGAATACTTCCAGAAAGCCACAAAAATGAAAGCAGGAGAGCTTGACAAATCGAATAACTTCACTGTCAAAGCAGATTGCTATAACCTAAAAATAGAAAGCCTGAACAATGAGTACACCACAAGAAATCAATCTTGCGTTATCCGGTCAAATTGACACCGTGATGCAGAAATATTTCCCAGATGCTAAAAAGCGTGGGTCAACATACGAAATGGGAGATCTTGACGGAAATCGGGGAAAGTCCGTTAGCGTGTTCAGGGCCAGAGGTGGCGTGTACTTAGCCAAGGAGCACCAAGGTGGGGATTGCGTCCCTATACTGTCCCTTATCGCTAGAAAGCATGAAAACTGGAAGGAGGCGTTTGTGGAAGCCCGACGCATCTGCGGATTGCATGACGTAAAACCAGTAGTATCAGCACAGCGTCCTACAGTAGCTAGAGATAGCAGTACCGCTCTAGGACCGATGCGTGGCACAGAGGCCATGAAATATCTGTCGCAGGAACGTGGAATATCCGAGGCCGTTCTGCAAAAATATGGGATACGGTCCCACAAACGGTACAGCGGAGTTAACGATAATTTTTGGGCTGCACGTTTTTACGATCCTGAAGGGAGTTACGTGATGCTGAAAAGTACAGGGGTACTCCGTCAGGACGGCAAGAAGGACATTTGGTCTACCGCCGCTTGGCATACTCTTTGGGGTTGGAAGAATGTAACTGACGACGATAGAAGTATTTTAATTACCGAGGGTGAGATAGATGCCATGTCATGGGATCAGATGGATATAGGGATGCCGTGTCTGTCTGTGCCCAGTGGCGTGTCCAACTTGGGTTGGATTGATAACGACTACGAGGCGTTGTCCCGTTTCGAGAACATCTACATAGCGATGGACAATGATGAAGCGGGTCAAAAAGCTGCAAAAGCGATAGCCAAGAGACTTGGCTTGCAGCGTTGTAGGACGGTGCAGTACCCAGAAGGGATCAACGACGCTAACGATTTATTACGCAAATCTCCTACAGATGCTCCAGATCTAGTGCAGTCTGCGGAGTCTAATGACCCTCCGACGATACGCACAGCAGCAAGCCTAGGTTCAGATGTTGCTGATGAGGTCCAGAGATACGAAAGCGAGAAAGCGCACAATCCGTTCATGTGGCCTGAGCTCCCGTTCAGATTGCGTGAGGGCGAGCTAGTTACCCTAGGAGGGTACGCAGGACACGGTAAAAGCCAACTGATGTACCAGATGGTGTTGCACGAAATGGTGGCTAATGATCGCAGGGGATGTGTTGCATCATTTGAGATACCTAGTTCGTCGATGCTGATGCAGATGCTGTGGATGCAGAACGGTAAATGTCCAAATCCTGACAAGATCGAGGACGATGTGCAGATTCTTGCAGATAAACTTTGGTTTGTGGAGTCCGAGGAGGGTACAGACAATACTTGGGAAAGCCTCAAGGATGACTTCCTATATGCTAATCGCAGATATGGATGCGACATTTTTGTGATAGATGCACTGATGCACCTAACGGCGAAAGACGACTGGAACGGGCAGGAGCGTATTGCGAAGCAAGCAGCGAAGTTCGCACTGGACAACAGGGTTACGGTAATTCTGATAGCTCATTGTGATGCGAAGAAGGCTACTACTGCTGGTGTACCGGAAAACGAGCACATACTAGGTGGGCAGGGCATAGTTGCTGCATCTCACAGTATTGCTCTTATCTGGAGGAATAAGGAGAAGGAGAAGAAGCTAGAAGCGGGAGAGCAGGCAGAAGGACCCGATGGGAAGTTCTACGTGTCCAAGCAGCGGAACTCCGGAATACTTGTTTACAGGGATCTGTGGTTCCAAAAGAGCCGACGAATGTTCCATACTGAGATACAAAATTTAGAAAAATTAGAAAAAAATGAAGAAATCCCAGAATGGGACTTGACAAGCCAAGAATTTAGCGTCTTTTAGTACGTATGGACACAATCAAAAACGTAGAAAGGTTTGGCGAACCTTGGAAGTCTCAGTACGGGACATTATATCCTTTCGCCGTAACATTGGAGGGCGGAGAGCAAGTCTTCGCCAACGGAACAACAGAGAGCCCTTGGTGGGTCAATGCTGGCTCCATAGTTGAAATCGTCGAAAAAGGACAAACAAAGAAAGGAAACCGAAAGGTTTCTTTCTCAAAGCCTGAAGGCGTACAACAGCCTCCACGATCTGCCTCACCAGCAACTCGTGGCACATCTGGAAACAGAGACGAAGCTATTTCTTTAGCAATGATCTTTAAGATCGCTGCTGAACGAGGCGGAAACGCGACTGAATCATTGAATTTGGCCAGAGAACTCTGGGCAGCGTTTCAGGAATTTCAGGATTCCCCTGAAGCCTCAACAACTTCCTCTTCGGAAGAAGAGGTCTTTTAGTGTTCTGTTGGTTCTGCATATCAAGGGGGTCTAGGGTTTTCATGTATTTTGCCTAGGCCCCCTTTTTTTATGAAAAGAATTTTTGTTAAAAACGATTTCTTGCCAACGGGATATCTGTGTCAAATAGGAGGATCGTTTGAATCATACAGCAACTGGGCGTACTCTCAAGGAGTAGTCAAAGATCTAGAATTCGATGATAGCTTTTTAGGAGCCTGCTGGAAAAGCGGTCCACACATTTTAATTTATGTAAGTAAAAAATGTAACTCCATTATTGCTCATGAAATTCATCACGCTGTAATAAAAACACAACAGCACACTAGTTGCTACGACGAGGAGTTCGGAGCTATGTGTACGCAATTCTTAGCTTCAAAATTATTATGAAGAGAGTTTTCTTAGATATAGAGACAAGCCCCAATATAGCCCTGCTTTGGAAGGCGGGATACAAAATTAATATACCGCATGATAATATTGTCAAAGAGAGGGCGGTTGTTACCTTGTGCTGGAAGACCGAGCACGAGAAGGAGGTGCACAACATAGATTGGGACTTCAGCAAAATTGGTCGATGGAGAGAGCAGAACAACAATGCCGATTACCGCATTATTAAAAAGTTCGCCGACATAATAGAAGACGCTGACGAATTGGTTGGGCATAACATAGATCGTTTTGATTTCCCGTGGCTTAAGGGCCGAATGATGTACCACAAGGTTCGCGGAGATGTCAACGTGTCCACAGTCGACACTTTGAAGTGGGCGAGGAAGATGGGGTTGAACTCCGGTAGACTGGATTACTTGGGGAAGTATTTGTTCGGGCAAGGAAAAATCTCTACGAGTTGGGACCTTTGGGTTGACATAGTACTGGATAAAGACCAAGAAGCTTTGGATTATATGGTGCAGTACTGCAAAAGAGATGTTCTTCTTCTTCAAGAAGTGTACAACGAGTTATCTCACTACGCAAAGCCTAAAACACACATTGGCGTTTCGCAGGGTTCAGACAGGTGGAGCTGCCCCCATTGCGGCTCTGAGGACGTGCATAAGAAGCAGAACAAGATTAGTGCCGCTGGCATAAGAAGACACCAAATGCAATGCCAGAGCTGCGGTAAACATTACGAAATTTCTGAGAAAGTATTCAAAGATTACTTAGAACATAGACAAATAGAAAAGGAGCGTAAAAAAAATGTGGTTAGTAAAAAATAAAAAAGGTGAAGTAGTACACGAAGTAAAGTCGACCCGTTTTAAAACGGCTATACATAAAGCCGCTTGCATATCGGGCGGCACTATAGAGGCCAGCAGCGGTTGCGTTCTCCCCATGTCGCCCGAAGAATTAAACAACACTATCAAAGATAGGAGGGACGAGTATAACACATCTCGTCACCTATCCCATAATGCTAAAATTGCTAAGTCAGGATCGGTACGATGGCCCCAGAGGCGTTCTCCAGATATGGATAAAGTAACCAATTATTTGCAGTCTAGAGGAATGTGGCCTAAAAATATATGAGCGATATGACGCCAGCACAGTTTGACGATTTTTTGGATAGGCTTTTCCCTGAAGTCAGAGAATTGCTTAACAAAAAGCGGAACGACTACACCGTTAATGGTGAGTCTATATTTGCTAACTTCCAACAATCCGAAGAATTTGGCGTAGGCACTTTAGTCTCCATTTGCATACGTATAGGAGACAAGGTTCAAAGACTAAAATCTTATTGCAAGAACGGTAAGCTTTTAGTTGCAGAAGAAACCGTTAGGGATACATTTATAGATCTTATCGGGTACTGCATTTTAGCGCTTGCATTTCTTAAATCTGAACAATACTTATAAATTATGTCTAACGAAATAAAAAAACAAATGTCGGACGAAGAGGTTAAGGAATACATGATCCAAAACCAATTCGATAATCTAAGCATCTTAGATATCCTCCAAGGCATGACTGTCGGTATGATTACTAAATTTGGTCATGACTTTGTTGTCAGAAACGTGCACCGCTCTTGGGAAAACATGACTGGCTCAGACATTGACGATCTCAAAGATCAGATAGTGAACCGAATCAAAGCCAACGCTAAAAATGCAAAGCCAGACAAATCCAGCGATTGATTGGGGAGAAATTGTGCAATGGTGCAAGTTTTACTTATCCTCTGACCACAATGGAACAGAGTCCGTTGGGGCTTTAATCGGCGGGGTACACCACCGAGAGTACAGGCGAATTGAAGAAGATACACTTTACTTGAGCGGGGGCACGTATCATAGACAGAAGGCTCGCATTGACGGAGAGGAAATCTATGGGTTCAGGGCAGAAGGATTGTCCGACAAGGACTACATCCAGATGTTGATGTTAGCTCTCCTCGACAAATACAAGGAAGAAATTTTCAAAATGTTAGAGGAGCCTAAAGCACTGTAATGCACTTCTATGAAAAGAACAGCACAGGCAAAGTGTCTCTGGTTAAATCCGTAGACAGTATAGCCAAAGCCAAAAAACACGGGGGAGTATCTCCTTCGGTTACTGGTGTTCTCTCAATTATGCCCAAGGGGCTATCTGGCTTTGACATGAATGTCTGGAGGGAGAACAAGTTGATTGAGTACACTAAGTTTTACCCTGATGATTCACCCGATAAACTTAAAGAGCGTCTGTGGGGCTACAGAATTGATGAAGATGGGACCAAGGTAACATCATCGGAGTTCGGTACAAAAGCTCACGCAGGCTTAGAGGAAGCTCTTAAACAGTATCAGGACGGAGCTGATTATCACGGGCCGTACAAGCAATATGCTAGCAGGTTCATAGAGCATGTGGCCGAAGCAGGAACTGCTCCTTTGCACATGGAGTACGCTGTGCTAGATGATGATTTGAACGTCGCTGGTATGCTTGATCTTATTTGTATGAATAAACAGGGGAAGTACGAATTGTACGACTTCAAATTCAGAAATGATAAGAACAAAAGCTATGATACGGACTGCTGTCAGTTGGCTATTGAAGCCCAGATCATCTCAAAACAGTGGGACTTGGACTACATCCCAGATGTGTTCAGTGTCGTATTCGACTGCGAGTCTGCCGACATGAGGGTAAAACAATGGCCTGCCAATAAGGTAGAGTGGGGTATAACTGCTTTCAACAAGCTGAATGACAGTTATCAATTCTTCTCTGGCCTGAACTATGGCAAGCAAACTTAAGCACAAGGATCTAAAAGCTTATCGAGACAGTGCTCTTGATAAGCAAAAGGGAATAGATCCTATCTCCCTACTGCCCATAACGGACCCCGTTCTAGACCACGATCATAGGACGGGGCACGTTAGGCAAGTTCTACAAAGGGAAACGAACGCATTTGAGGGGAAGGTAGTCAACGCGTTCAACAGGTATTGCAGGCACTTGGGCATTTCTAAAGAAGACGCACTGATTCAGTTGGTTGAATACTGGGGCCAAGATTATTCTGACAACCCTATTCATCCTAGGCACATGACTGATAAAGATAAGCTGATTAAGAAATATAAGAGGCTTTTGAAGCAGTCAAAGCGGGAGCCCACTAAAGAAAAGTACCGTAAGCTTATTTCTTTATGTCAGGAAGCCTCCTCTGAACCTTAGGAGCCTCCTCTTCTTTAGACATTAAGTTCAAATAGATTCCTACTTCATTAATCAAAGTTTTAGATATTGGATCGTCTTGAGCAAATAACAACTGAATCCCCTGATCGGTTGTCATGATTTGTTTCATAACTTTGTTCATAAGCACCTCGTCAACTAAGTAGTCTGGGTTCATTTCCAGAACTCCCTTCCTCAGTTCAGAGTTTGCCCCTTCTCCAATCATTTGTAGATGAGTAGCTAGTATCTTTGATCTTCTTTGTGGATCTTGTAGTCCAGCAAGCCATCTCCAGTAAAATCTTACCCTGTTTCCGTCTACGGTCGTGGCGAGCCTGCTGTTGCCAGTCTCCATAGCTTTTGAGCTAAGCTTAGCATCTGCTTTAGGTATTCTTTGTACCGCATCGGCGTACTTCTTTATATCAGATAATTTTTTTGCTCCGAACAAAGCCTTGTACTTATCCTCGTTATTTTTAAGTATTTCCAATACCTTACCCCCATTAAATAAGTATCCTGATTTTTGATTATTCGCGAACAGTTCTTCCAGAACAAGAGCCCTGAAGGCATTTCTTTCAATATCTGTACTGAAAGCAGATAAAAATGTCTCAATAGATTCATCCGTTACATTTTCTTTAACAACGTATTTAGCCATTTTTCCTTTTTGCTGAACAGCATTTAGCTGACTTGGGTTATTAAATAAAAGCGAACTTATTTCTTTTTGTTTTTGTACCCTTGCAGCCGCAACAAGTTTTAGGTTTTCGTAAGCCTCTATGGCATCTTTGCGACTCATTCTAGAAACTTCGTTTAAAAAAGTCATGCCTTCTTCTGGGGATATTTCCCCTTTAAAATTGTGTATGTCCCTTAAGGTTTTAAACAAATCATCGAACTGATTTCCGAACAATCTTTGTTGAAGACCTGTATCATTATTGCTTGGATTAATTATTTGACCAGTTGGCTTACCGCTAAAAGCACCGTTTTCAAGCAAGTATCCAGTTCTCAAAGACTTGATATATTCTTGCTTCAGCTGAGGGTCATTGACATCATCTATCAACTTCATCACAGTATCAAAATTTGTTAAACCACCTCCTGATTTATTATTTATAATGTTGTCGAGTCCAGTAAGATTTTTGTACCCCTTAAATACGGATACCGAGTCAGCAGAATTAAAGTTCTCACCAGCCTGTGAAACAATTTTACGCAGATCTTCAACGTACTCAGAATAATAATTGTCAGCATTCTTAAGAAGATCTATACCCGCCTTGTCCTGTAAAAGATTAAGCCTTTCTTTTTTTAACGCTTCCTTAAATTTTACTCTCCTAATGTTTGTTCTGATGTTATTAGAAACAAAATTTCTGACATGATACAAATCATTGAGGGATTTGAAGTTCATCCTCATCCTGTTGAATTGCGAGGATTTTTTTAGGAGTTCGTAAGCGTCCTTTCCTTGTATATCTTTTTTCTTCCTGATTTCTTTTGCGTAAAGTTCTGCTAACTCATCAAGCTCATCTGGTAAAAGAACTTTTTCCATTCTTTCAAAGAAGTCTTTAGTGCTAATAGACTTCTTGTTAGAGTTTGCCCAATCATTTACAGCCTTGTAGTTAGCATCAGACTTTCCCATAACCTTATTCTTTAACGTTCTTATAGATGCGTTAAAAGGTTCGAGAGCACTGTATAAAAGCTCCGGAGAGTAATTGTACAATCCTTGATTAGCCTTTAAATTTTCTATATCCTTAAGTTCCTTATTCAACAAAGACTGAAGGTTTACTGCAACATCTTCGTCTATTTTTGCTACTTCTGACAATAAACGCCTACCTTCGACAATTTGTTTTTCAGCAAGTCCCTCTAGTTCTTTTCTAAAAATATCTTGGTTTTTAACTAGAAAATCTTTGTCGTATATATTGTCTTGGAATTTTTTTAACCTATTCGTTAATCCTTCAAGGTATATTCGTCCAGCATCCGTTTGTTGAATTAAGCCAAACGAAGCTTCTCCAAGAGCTACATCCGGTAGCCTTAAGTCTATTCCTTGTTCCTTGGCTGCCTTTCCTAAGTCATCTATTACCTTTTTAGTTTCTAAAGCTACTTCGGCCGGTTTAAGAACTCCGGGTACTTGTCTAGCTATCCTTCTACCGGGGAAAGTAGAAACTCCATTAGCTGCCATCCCCAAGACTGCTGTAGTTGCACCTCTAGTAAAAGAGCCTTCGAGCAAATCAACACGCTCCCTTCCGCTCTTCTTAAGTTCAAGATTTAAAGCGTTTTCTCTGAACAGAAGGTTTAAACTTTCTTGCACTGCACCCTCAACCATTGGGCCAATAGTTCCAGCACCAATTAGCCCTATCTTAGTTGATGCCAAACCAAGCTCAGTGCCAATTCCAACTGCTTCTGGAGCAAAACCAACCAACTCAGTAATGTCGGCAACACTCAGCCCTTCTTCGTCTACTGCGGTAACTGTACCATCTGGGTACTTCATCAACAACTCTTCGGCTCCATCCACATTTAGTTTTTGGACTTTGCCTCCAGATACAAGCTCCAGATATAAGTCTCGCTCTTCTGGAACCTCAGAAAGAGATGCCCAATTTCTTACAGATGCAGGAAGCCCTATGTTGGTATTTATATTTTCTTCCGGTACGTCTAAAGCCGCAGATACTAAAACATTTTTTGGTATCTGTCTCCCAGCGTATTTGCCCTTAGAAGGAGATCCTAGAGCAGGTTTTGGCCTTCTGGATATCCTGATTTGCTCAAGCCGCTCACCAGACAATCCGCCGGGGATGGACGGTATTCCCGCACGTCCGCTAATTACGGTAGGTTCGCCGGGTTTCCCGCTGTACTGTCCTAGGACAGTTTGGCTGGCAGCAGAACGAATTTCTTTTTTTAAAAAATCAATTTGTTGATCATTTAATGAATTTAATTCCTCTGCGGTGTAAGGAATCCTGACCTTAACTCCAAACTCTTCTACCGGGATAATGCTGCTCATGCTTACAAACCGAGGTTAATTATTGGTGAACCATCACTATCTGTACCCGTGACTTCAAACCTGTTCCCACCTGAGGTTGTACCCATTCCCGTTGAAGAGCTTGGAAATGAACCAAATTCTCTAAGCGATGGTGAAATAGGAACAAGAGGATTCACGGAAAAGCTCGTGGGAGTAGGCAGATTATTGTTTTGGCTGCTTGGAGTGCCCTCAAAAAAATCACCTGCATCAAACAAGAAAAGCTTGTACGTATTAGGATCTTTTCCCCCAAGACTTCTCTTGAATCTCCTATCTACATCTTCCCTAGTTATGCCTAAAGCTGGGTTCCGCAAAACCGATTCATACATAGAATCCCTAGCGGCAATAGATTTTCTTGGCATATCTTCTATAATCAGCCGTAAAGTATTTTCTACATTTGCGAAGTCTGCCATAAACCCGCTTTCAGTGACCAAAGCACCGTAGAAATTCTTGAGCAAAGTAAGCTCTGGGCCAGTCAACTGACCGTATCCAGAAGATCCATCACGAGAATCTGCTCTAGTTCCCTGAAGAGTAGCATTCGCTATTTGACCAGAGAGGGACTGAATCGCCTGTGCAAAAGTGCTTGCTTTTGTTCCGGGAAATCTTTCTTTGACCCTTTGTTCAATCTGCTTGACGACGTTTTGAAAATCTTCACCTTTAATAGATACATTCCCTTGTGCATCTCTACTTCTGAAAAGTGAACTGAACTCTGAATTGAGCTCTTCGAATTCCTTTTTTTCTTCTTCCGATATGTTATTAAGCATTCCGAATGCTCTTTGAGCAGCATCGAAGATCATTCCTCTTCTTTCGATCTGTCTGCCAGTAGTATCAACCTCGGACTTCAAAGCAGCTTCTTTTGCATCTATTCTTTCACCCTTGGCCTTCAAATCTGCAATGCCTCTATCGTACGCATTTTTTGTAGCTTCTCCGACTCTTGCAAATTTGTACTCTTCAGGACTTTCTTGCATTAAGACGCTGGCAAAAGCTTGCATCTCGCCTTGATCAGCCATAGAACCTAAATCTCCGAACCGCGTAAAAAGAGCCGCCTGCATCTTAGATGTTGCAAGATCACTTTGGTTTTTTGCTTCAGCCGCCAGTGCCTGTCTTTGTTGCGCCTCTAGCTGATTCTGTGCATTTTTCTGAGTAGCAATAGTTCTTGCAAGTGTTTGAACTTGATCTAATGCTTCTTTAGCCCCTAGTGATCCCACTAGGTCCTTAGCTTCAAAATCGGCTAGAGATGGGTCTTGGGCTTTGAGCGACTCAATAATGGGGGTTAAGGCACTAATCGCTTGTTCCTTCTGTTGTTTTTCTAAGGTTTTTTGCTTTTTCTGTGCAGCAAATTGAGCTATAGTTCCAGCAATGTTTTGGAACGCCTGATCTTTCATCTGGCGAGCTTGAAGCAAAGGAGTGATATCAGGAGTCATCTCCCGAACTGATGGTAGTTGTCCAAATCTCATAATACTTATCCTCCCCCTGTTATGTATTTTTTGTACAAATCTTCAAGAGTATCATCTTCCATAACAAATTGATTTTCTCGACCTCCTATTCCAAGACCTTGAAGCGTATTGGTTATTAAGTCCTGAAATCCAAAAAGATTTGCGTCATATGCACCGGTAAGGGCATTAACTGTTCCAAGTATTTTGTTTATATCTGATGCACTTTCTTGAGACGCTAGAAGCTGTTGGTTGAATTCGTTTTGAATATCCGCCTGATCCATTTTAAATTTATCAGCAAAAGTAGGCAAAGCACCTTCCATTGTTGCAGCTATGCCCCCACCGAATTCTATGCCCGGAGCAATGCTTGATGCGTTAATACCAGCTTTAATGAACGGCTCTCTGCGGTTGTACATCATTTGGTTCATGTCAATGGCCCTCTGTCCTATTGACGAATCGAACTGTCTGCCTGATGCAACTTGACTACCCATTAGAACGTCCATAACCCTCTTCTCTTCATTGGGGTCTAGGACAACACCGGCCTGAGTAATTTCTTGAATGGTTGGAACAGAGCCATCTCTAATGCCCACAGATCTACCAAGTGCTCTTAGCTGCTCGTCCGTGTACTGCCGTGCTGTACCAAATAATGCGGGAGCAACGCCCTCGATAAAAAGCCCAAGGTTTTCAGCGTATATCTCTGCGGCTTGGGGTCCTTGTTCTCTAAGAATCTTGTAGTATTCTTCGAATCTGCTATCCATCCCCGAGGACCCTTGCTCAGATCCTGAGGTGTCCGTGTCGTAATTAATTCTTTCGTCGTCTTCCATTAGTGTATTTGCACCTCCCAAAAAAGTTCCTTCTCCGGTTATATCATCTCTTAAAAAACCTCCTGCTGAACTACTGTCCATTACCGTTGCACCCTCGGAATCCTCTACAGTATTTGCTATTGATTCGCCCACATCTTGAACAAAATCCTGAGCCCTTCCTTGAATATTGCTTATCCCACCCTGAATCATTTCAGTAGTGTCCGCTACAAAGGGAATATTGTTTAGGGTGTCGAAGGCAATGTCCGCAGCACTTCCAAGCGGGTCCGATAAACCTTGTATGAGCGGTACATACTCATCAAGTTCTCCCAAAAAAGGCACATTTTCTTTAATAACATCAATTTTACTTTTGCTTGCTAAATCAGCTGCATCAGCTGCTGCGTCTGTAAAATTGCCTTTTGCAACACTGTCTATAACTCCTGCTGCTTCTTGAACAATATTTTGATTTGAATCCCCATATTGGTTTACACCAGATTGACCCACATCAAAATTAAGAATTTGACTCATGTAATACGTTTCGATATCCATTCCTAGTTTAGCAGCCTCTTCAGCGGCTCTAGGATTATTTCTAATAAACGTATTTATTTGGGACTGCATATTGCCCCCCAGTCCAAACGCATTGGCAATTTCGTCAGCAGCATCCATTGGAATGCTGGGAGTATTTAATGTTATAAGGTCGCTCATACTTATCCCTCTAAGGTTGCCACCCTAGCTTCTAAAGCCTCGATCTTAGCTACAGCTTCTTGCAATGCTGCGGTCAGGAGTGGTACTAGTTTGGATTGGTCAAGCCCTTGGTAATCCGGCTTTCCTTTCTCATCTATAGCATCTTTCTCACCGCATACGGCCTCTGGTACTAACGGACTCACTTCATGTGCAAAAAATCCATCTACTGTAGTGCTTGGATCTCTAGTAAAGTTAAAACGATATGGTTTAAGTTCCTTTAGTCGACTAATGCCATCTGTAAGATCTACAGTGTTTTCTTTTAAACGGTAGTCAGAAACGCTGTTTAAAGCTACTGTTGTAGCCGTAATGGTAATATTACCAACAACATTGTCTTGGTCTCCAGATTGTCCGTTTAAATCAGCAAACTGAACCACCTTGTCGCTCTGGGCGTTTAGCGTAGTATCTGTTGCTAAATATAACGACCAACTATTCTTGCGAGACATATACAACGTAGAACCGTTAGCTCCACCGTCTTCAAGTACAGCTCCAAACGTACCGGCACTATAACCCGGCAGTGATCCTGATCCCGTTAGATTGTGTACCAAATCCTCATCTAGTGTCAGGTCGTTAACAAATCTACCAGTACCATTTACATCTAACTTGTAAGAAGGTGAATCATCTCCAATGCCGACATCTTGACCTTGCGTAATATACAGGCCAGATGTTCCAACATTACCAGCACCAGACCCGCCTGTAGCAATCCGCAAGTCTCCACTGCCTAACGTAATAAGTTGAGCAGAACCAGTGCTGTCTGCCAGCTCTATGTAAGCCGTTTCGTCCGTAGATTCGAACAATGCTACCTGATTGGTAGTTCCAGAATTTACGTCTAGCTTGTGAGCTGGATTGGTTTGATTAATACCTAGGTTGCCGGCAGAACTAATCCGCACTTTTTCTGCCCCGGATGCGGTTAGAGCTAAACTCCCACTAGCATTCCCCATCTCAAGAACATTGCTACCAGCATCTAAAAATTCAACATACGGTCCATCGCCACCAACACGAAGTGCTACTGCATTATCTGCTGATTCATACAAATAACTAATAGTATTGCCAAAATTAAACCCAGCAGACGAGCGAGTAGTACCAGCAACATGTAGATCATAGCTAGGATTTGTAAGCCCAATACCTACATTGCCAGAGGAATTAATCCGCACTTTTTCTGCATCATCTATTTCAAAAGAAAACGAATTGTTTGTCGTAAATCTAAACGGCTCCGAAGCGCTGTCGGAAGTAGGCGTTTTAACTTGAAAATCTCTGGCACCTGCAGTTCCCAAATTAGATTGAAATTTTGCTAAAACAACATTAGTGCCGTCTTTTCTTACCTGAAACAAAGCGTCAGGGCTAGTAGTTCCAACACCTACATTGCCAGAGGCGTCCAAGGTCATTCTGGCAGCACTGTTGGTAAAGAACTGCAAAGGTGTTGATTGAGAGTTGCCGAAATACGTTGCGTTTATTATACTGTCAGTAAAAATTTCGCCTGCGCTTCCCAACGATCCAATAGATGAGGATACGGCTCCGCCATCCTGTTTAAAGACTAAATTGGGATTTGACTCTTCATCGGAGTCAGACGTATCAGCTTCAATGATTATAGAGGCATCTCCACTATTTCGTATATGAAAATCAGCAGCTATAGTAGAAGTAGAAAAGTTAGTCCCAATTCCAATCCTGCCATCGGACTTAATCCGCATGCGTTCCGTGGTGCCTGTATCAAATATTATGTCGCTAGCATCAGTAGAGATTCCCCCGGATGTCGCTCCGCTTTCGCGAAATCTTAATCGAGGAGTATCTGTTGAATCTGTGTCATCGATGACAACCTCGGCACCAGCTCCAGACACAACTAACAGCTTGTCGGGATTAGTATTACCTATTCCTACATATGCACTTTGCAAAATAGTAAAATCAGTTTGGGTTGCTCTACCAATTCTAAAAGCACCGCCACTGCCACTGTCCACACGCCAAAATTCGTATGGGCTTTCATGATCGTTGGCGTTATACAGCCTTATCTCGCCGCCTTCTTCTGTGTCGCCCCCACCTAAGATGTTAAGTAACCCAGCAGTGTCGTCATCAATACCAACATTTAATCCAGCGGTAATAGTGCCAGCACCTACTACGTCCAGTGCCATAGTAGGTGAAGCAGTGCCGATACCTACGCGATTGTTAGTCGAATCAACCTTCAGGGTAGTAGTGTCGAACGTAACGTCTCCAGATGCTGTAAGGGTGGTAAAAGAACCAGTTCCTCCCGTTACATCACCAGTGTAACCACCGGATGCAGACAAGGAAGTAAAAGCACCAGTGCTAGCGGTAACGGCACCTATAGGACAGTTGTTTAACGATCCGCCCGTTAAGGTTTTGTTAGACAAGGCAGTATTGATTGCTATCTTTGGAGGGCTGTCCGAAGTAAGGTTTAGACCACTAGATGTATCAATGGGGTCCGAAAATGTAGCGGAGTTCACGATGGCGTTCAGATTAGAAGATGTAATCTGGTTGCCGTCCGAGTAAGAGTTTCCTGTAGTTAATATAGCCATTATTCTGCTGGTTCTAAATTCCTAAATGTTTTTGCACCTGCTACCTTAACTGACCGTAGCTTGGGTCTTCCTGTAGTTGTTTCTAATGATAGTTGAATTCCGTACGCTCTTGGGTTTCCTATTCTCCCGCGTATAGAATAGTCCTCGTTTCCAGTAAGTATATCGCCTCCTGTTTTCCCAGCTAAAGAAGACAGAGACCCTAAGCTAATTGAAGAATCAATCGGTAAACCTGTGGTTGGATCAACAGCCGTGCTGTCTATGTTTTCTGTTATAGCAAAAAGGTTTGCATCAGAATCTTGGGATGACGATTGTGCGTGTATCTCAAAGTTATTCCATTTTTTTCTGTCTATTGATCTAGCAGTGTACATTCTAGTAGTAGCTACTCCAGCTATAGGTGCTGTAGTTGTTGGCTGACCAACAGCTGGAATGTATTGATCTACGGCTGAATCCGAGGCTTCTAATCTGTGAACACCTCCATCTGAATTTATCGCATATACTCCTCTTTTATTTCCTTTGCCAGCAACAACAAGATTTGAAAAAGCCCATTCTGGGGCAGATACTGAGTCTATGGACTCCCAGTTCTTATTAATAAAATTATATATAATAACCTTATTGTTTACTACAGAACTTCCAAATGGAGCGGCCAGATAATACCTGTTGTTGAAATAAACGCCAACTGCTTTATCCGCGTGATCCTTGTTGAGATCCTTCATGGTGGACTCTATGGTAGCCGATATAGGTAAGTCCCTTCCCCGAAGGTTATACAGGTCTTGGAAGTCAACTCCGTATACTCCATTGTCGGACAGAAATATTAAGTTGTTAGCTACTTGTATTATGCTTCTTCTAGCAATACAACCTACCTCATTTGTAATTAAAGTGTTTTTAGATTTCTCAACATTTATGCTGTCGCTAATTATGTGTATGCTACTCCTATTAAATACAACTAGTTTGTCGTCAGAAAAAGAATGAAGTCCAACAACAAAGTCAGATGTACCAGCATTTAATCTAAAAGACGCTCTATCCTTATCGTACTCACTGTCAAATAACGCACGAGATAGTATGATTTCATCGTGTATGTTTCTGTCCGTGATTGTTGTTCCAGTAGAATCTTCGTCCATATCATACCTGAACGGAACGGCCAGTCTAGCTTGGTGGTACTCTCCGAATGCGGGTGCTGGCATATGGATAAACGAACCGCCCTCTGAAGCTTTTTCTAAGAACGTTGGCGTTGCTGCAAGTGTGTCCTTAGATGTTTTGCTACCATCACTTGCTTGAAGTCCTTCAGCGTTTGGAGTTGCTGGAACGGAGAACGTAAATCCTTTTTTTATTTTTACGGTAGGAATTACTCCTCCTCCGGGCACCGGACCTTGGCTGCTCAAAGTACCGGATACGTAAATTGAGAATGTCGTAGTGCTGCCTACTTCAGCTACAATTCTGTTCCCATCAACAGATGAGTGATAATTATCAATAAAAATAGGATCGCTAACTTTTAGATCGTGTGCTACTGCTGTAGTAAATGTTGCCTTGTTGTACCCAGTAAAAGATCCAGATCCAGCCGTTGTGCTAAGGCTAGTTGTAGATATATCTTTCGCAGAACCATCGGCAAAAACTTCTTTTATAAAGAACTCAAAACCTTGTTTCAGTCCAGAGGAACTAATGTCGTACCCTGAGTCGCTTGTGTCTTCAATATCTGGATTAACACCGTTTTTTATAGATATAGAAGCATTTCTATTTAAAGATCCCGTATCAGAAACAACCGTTGCTATTTGATTTAGAACCTGAAAGCTTCCGGCTGGAACTATAATATCAGCAGGGTTCGTGAAAGAACCATTGGGAACGAGTGAAAAAGAGGGAGTTCCAGTTAGTGTGCCGTCCCACTCCATTGCAACCTTGCCGTCTCTGAATATAAAAACTTTACCAAACGCTTGAACAGCTGTAGCACCAGCAGCGGATTGATTTACTGGATAAGATATACTGGTTACGGAACCGTCTGAACATTTAACTGCCGCAGCAGAATTAGTTCCTATACAGAGAACGTAAGATTCGCTGTTGTTGTTCGGGTCGCTGTATTCGATAGCGAACTCTATAACATTAGCCGCTGAGTCATCTAGGCTTAGACCAAAGACTTCTCCTCTTGTGTTTATCGTTGTTAGTCCACTAACAACAACACTAATCTGGGTAGCACTAATTCTTGTTATTAAATAATTCCCGTCTATTTTTACGTTACCAACAAATCCGTTTAGAAAGAAAACATGCCCATCGTAATCAGAGGATATTCCATGACCTGCATCAAAAGTTATAGTCATTACACCTGTAGAGCTGTCCACAGATGCTCCGGTAGTTGGATTATCTGTCCTGCCCGTTGGCGTAATACTAGCGTTGTCAAAAAGCTTTAGTTTAGAATCCGTAGCGTTGTCCGAGAAAAGCACAGAAGATTGAAACGGAGAAGCTAAGTGCTCAATGGCTTTTCTAGTTTGCCACTCACCGTTTAAATCTAGCCTTCCATTCTCAGAAACAGTCAAGATTCCGGGCTGCAACTGATCTGGACGCAGACGATTATTAAAACCAAGAAAGCCTGTATCAAGCTCCTCGGTAATCCTGTCGTCTATTTTCCCGTATGTGTCGTATCTAGCCATTAACAGTTCCAAGCTCTGCGACTCCAGTAATTCGCAGACAACTTATTTCTTTTGCCTTTTATTCCTCCAGACCTCGCACAATAGCTTCTCTTGCGTGCTGGATTGTTTTTTTTGATGCTCATGTTGGCATCGCCAAAACGAACAATCTTTTGCTTTCCGCCTTGGCATGCCTTTACAACAAATTTCTTACCACCGGAGACCTGCCTCCGTGGTTTGTTGCACGGCATTTTTTTCTTATTTACTGCCACGTCGTACCGCCTTTACTCTTCGGGGTTTACCCGGTGGTTGTCCTAGTTTTTTCTTCTGAGCTATTCTTGATCGCTTCTGGGATTCTGTCATCTCTCCTTTAGTAACAGGAGTCTTACTGCTTACACGCTTTGAGGGACGACAATATGGAGTGCCTCGCTTTTCCCCTTTGCGTCGACCACATGGTTTGCCAGTGCGTACATCTACCCACTTTTCATTAAACCACCGCTTGAGAGCGGCACCTTTCTTTGTCTTTCTTACAGACATTATTTCTTCCTGCGCTTACCCCAGTTGGCAGCACCCACCTTTCGGCACTTAGCTATTGCCCCACTTGCGTAAGCAGATGGAAACACCTTATACCGAGCTTTGACTTTTCTATAACAAGCGTCTTTAGGCATTATACGTTCCAAGACTTTCTAGCTTTGTTTTGTGATTTTTTGGAGAGATCGCCGTAGTGATACAGCCTTACGGAAGATTTGTTATGTGTCTTTCCAGAATGAAGTTGCCCGTTGGGCATTTTGTGGTATTCGCCCTTATGTTCCCTACCATCCTTCCGGTAGTGCTTTACGCCCATACCCATTATCGCACCCTTCGCCTTCCCTTGCAACTCCTGCAACCACAAGATTTCTTTTTGCCTTTTCGCATTAGTATCTTTTTTTAGCAGTTTTTCTTTTGGCGACCTTTTTAGTTGTTTTGTATTTCATATTAATATCTCTTATTTAACCTGTGAACTTCCAAAGTAAAATCCTAGTAGTGCTAGCATCCCTTGCCTAACCTCTGGCAACAATACAAATCCTTCTAAGCTTTGCCATTTGTCTGACCCTATTCCTAAAAATTTTAATATTCCGTTTTTAGCACTTTCAACCGTTACTGGTATATCAAAAAATGCCATGATGAAGGGGGCAAATACGACTGAGAAAAGTATGCAAATTGCAATGAAACGTCTGATCCACGCTCCTCCTTCTCCTGTTCGTTTTGCTGCTTTATCTGCGGAATCATCTGCTACCTTTTGCTTTTGTATCATTGATTGAATGGCATTAGCTTGGATTTGCATTTGTGCTGAAATCAGTTTCATGACAAATCCCGTGACTCCGCCGCCAAGCATTGCCACTAACTCGCCGCTCATTTTTTCTTTATGTCCTTTATAATTTTTACAATAGAAAGACCCATAAATATTATAGTGAACACGGATGCTATCACTGATAATATTTGATTCGTTCCTGCTAGAGCCAAGCCAGTGCCTGATCCTAGAACTCCTATAGCCGATCTTTCTACCACTTCCCTCACTGTTCGTATTCTAAGGCGTACTCTTTGAGTTTACTAATTGAAAGCTTTCTTTTCTCTAGCTTACTCTTAAGCTCCTGCCTATCTTTGATGTTAAAACATTGTTCGTTAAAAAATATATAGTCCCTAAATGCGTTGTACTCCCATTCCTTCTCTGCACACATAGATTCTAGGACTCGCTTGTAGTCCGTAATGTCAAGATACCTATCACCCTTAACGGCACCTATGGTGGCTATACTCCTCATGATCTTACAATGACAAGACGCCCTTTATCGTCTCTATATGTTTTTACTGACACGCTTCGACGCGGTGGTTTTGGGCCAACCTCATTGTCATCGTATTCCCACGAAACAGAGCTAGACGGCACAACTACGCCGCCAAGATCTGACGGAGCCGCAGGCGGATAAGTTCCTATCGAAACGATGTTAGAGTACCCGCTCTCCCCAAACTGATTCCATGCTCTGACACGATAGGACAAAACGCTGCCTATTGGTATTACTCCATCAACAAATGTTGAAATATCCGTGTTGGTAGCTCCTATTAACAACCACTCGCCCTCATTAACGCGACGCCAGATTTCAAACCCATCCTCGTTGTCAGAATTGTCCTGCCACTCAAGACGCAGGTCTGCTGCGTTTAAAACAATACCTAGAAAAATGGAACCTAGAGGTAAGATTTTCATGGTTATGGCTGCGAGGAGTGTCTGCATTAGTCTTTTACGTGATAAACGTCTACTCGTGTTGAGCCTGCGGGGACTGTTCCAGTGAAATCCACTGACGTTGATCCATATCTATGCGTGTTACCGGTGAAGTTTCCCTCACCGCTCCAAGCATATGAGAAGATCAAAGTCGTTGTCCCTTGCTCATATATATAGAATGTGCCTGACGTAGATCCCAATAGCGTCTGCCAGTTTGATCCATCAGTGGACTGATCCCACAATAAGCCAAAACCGTCGTCAGTCCAAGATCCGTTTTTGCTGGCATCCCTGAAGTGCATGTCACCAATCGCATAACTACCATATACCGTGGAGCTGCCATCTGTTTCCATCGTAGTTTCAACGCCTCCAGTGCTGCTGCTAGTAATGCCGTTCAGTATTAAGGCGTCACCCGCTGGTGTGGATGAGCTAAATCCCGCAGCAGCAGCGTGTGCCACAATTGTGCTTTGTGACAGTTCTTGGTTGTATAAGGCCGCTTCATCGATATATCCTTCAAAATATCTAGCATTCCATGTTATTGGGTCGCGGCCTAAATGCCATCCATCATTGCTGCAATCTAAAGAACTATGGGTTTCATTTTTTTCAGCAGTCGTAAGCGTTCCGCTCTCATCTATAACGTAAAATTTCGCCTGAGTCGATTTCACAACCAACGCAACATAGTACCAAGTATCGGCTGACAGTGTTATGCCGCTGTTAAACTGCCACGAAAAAGTCGCTTCTTTCCAGTGATAGCCAAGACTGCCAAAGTTTCCGCCTCTAATATTTAGACCCGAAGCGCTATAGCTTCCTGACCGATAAAAAAAGATCCCTGCATTGCTATCACTCGCCCCTGAAAGTTTTATAAAGCATTCCATTGTACATGGGAGGAGAGATGTTTGCGAGCTTAGCGTAACACCTTCTACGTATTCACTGTTCGCCTGTTCCAACAAAACGCACGTGTTAGAGTCCCCAGAAACAGCACCCGTCTGACCTAGTGTCGGGGTATTATAATAAGTGCCATTTGAAGCTGTTGCCACCTCATCGTAGGCAGTTGTTGCACCACTAGACTCGCCGAGACGGTAATAAAACAACGGATTATCTGCTAGTATAGTAGATCTGTAGTCAGTGGCTCCTGATACGTCAGAATACGATCTACCGTTGCCGCTATTATACATCCACGTAATCTCGTCTTGAGTTAGCTCATCACTAAATATGGCAAAGGTGTCTAAGTCTGCTGTTATTTCCTCGTTACCAGTGGAGTTGGCTCCTATGAATAACGTCGAAGAGGTGAAGTTGCTTGCCTGATCTTTGTTATTTGAAATTGTAGAACTTGAGCTTTGTGCAGTGCCGTCGTAGTAAAGCTTTATTTCACCTGCGTTTGTGCTGTTATTGTAAACGACCGTAACGTACACCCATTGCCCATCTGATGGTTCTGGAAAAGCAACCTCTAAATACTTTGTTCCACTGGTGCTATCCTGCATAGCAACAAGAAACCTTGTGTTTGCTTGGTCCCACTTCAGCGTTATAGAACCATCGGTTTGCCACCAGCGGTTTCCTAATTCGTATAAATATTTCTCCCCAGATCCAACTTTAGTCCAATACATCCAGAAGGAAACAGTGCATATCTTTGAGCCAATCGTTAGTGCCGAATCAGAGCTAATATAATCGCCAGAGCCATCCAGTCGTACAGCGTAGTTACCAACTTTACCTGTAACCCAAGAGCCGTTAGTTTTTGTAAAATTGTTATTATTAGAGGTGCTATCATCAACTGAGTTGCCACTGCCCTCATCCATTCCTAGCCAAGCGACTAGGTTAGATGTACCCGGGTTGGTACCCCCGCTAGGTGGTGCAGCAGCAGCGGGCTTCAGACTGGATTTCCATCTTAGCATTATAGATTGTCGTACTCGCTCTGAAACGTGACACTTAGATCGCCAGAGTCGATTTTAGTGTAGCAATTAGCCTCGGCTTGAAAACATTTCTCAATGTGCGTGCTGACCAAGGCTATCATTTCGTTGTATTCTTCTAGGGTAGTTTGCCTAAACTGAGTTTGCCAAACTTGTTCAGTAACTTCGATCTCGTTGCCATCTTGGTCAACATCAGGATAAACCACTTCAACCTGCTTTTTGGTCTTCCAATTTTGGTACCCCGTAAATGCAGGATTAGCAGTTAGAACACTCAGAACAGATGTCATTTTAACTTGGCTATTTTCGTCAGTAGCTATTAGCCATGTATCGAAATTGCTATCCAGCCACTCAACGCCTCCCTGTTCTTTTGCCCAACGGTCAGACATAACCTCGTTTTTCAATCTATGCGACGATGTATCTGTATTAAAGTTTTTGACTTCCCAAGCTTGGTACCATAGTTCTTCCCTTTGCTCAAAAACTTTTGTTATATATTGTAACGTAACATTGTACTCTGGCTTAGGATCAATGGTGTAGATATAGCAATCAAAGTCTGCCAGCACCCTTTCATTCAAAGGATTTGGAAATGAGACTTGGGGATTGTCTGCCTTTAAGCGAGACTCGGAATACGGTATTGGATTGCCGTCTTGTATTTTTAAAATGTTCATGATGCTACTCCCGAAAGCATTCCGTAAAGATCAGACCCGACCTTCCAAAGAACTATTACATTTTTATTAGTTGTATCTAGTGTTGGGGCAGATCCTCCTACCCACTTTGTTGTACCCCATGATATTTCGTAACCAGAGCCATCGTCTATAACTGCCGTAATTGCCTCACCGTCGTTCAGGCTATCAGTAACCGTTGAAACAGTTCCTGTTAGAGTAATGTTTTGTATTGTGCCATTCCCAGCGCTTAAAGTATAAGTTCCAGTTACATTAGCGGTGTAAACTAACTCCTGTATGGCACCATTCATGTCTAAGGTGGTGACTATCGGAGTGGTCAGTGTAGGACTATTAGTGAAAGATAAAACACCGCTTCCGTTTGTTTCAATTAACGCCTTGTTGCTGCCAGTGGCTCCCGGAAGAGTGAGCGTATAAGATCCTCCAGTGTTAATGTCGCTGTGGGCAGGTCCTTGAATTGTTACACCATGCGAGTTGCTTTCGCAGTTCAGGACAATTTTTCCTGATTCATCATTTCCCTTAAGCACAACTCCGCCAGTTCCATGTGGTGCTAACTCTATGGGATAATTGCTAGCGGTGGTTTTTATGTCATGGCTAGATACATCAAGAGCTGCACCCAAAACAGGAGCTGGATCAAGAGTTATATCAATAGCACCACTAGAAGCAGCAGTAAGTCTTCCCTTTGCGTCTACAGTAATGCTAGACAGTGTATAGCTACCAGCAGTAACAGTGGTATCTTCTAGTCCTATGGTTCCCGTAGAGGTTATTGTGCCTCCGCTAATATCGCTGGAAGTTGCTATGCTAGTTACTGCACTCTGCAATGCAGAGTCCAAAGCGTTCTTGTCCCCATTAACGAACGGACCCTCGCTGGGTTGCAACTGATAAGAGGATAGATCTTGGTCTCCAGTGTTGGTGCCACTAGTGTTTGATAGCGTATCTAGATCACTTGCTGTAACAAACTTGTGAGTTGTTGAAGTGTCATCAATATCGTCGGCATCTTGTCTGGTGTTCCCCATGTACACCCAAGCCGACCCGCTGTAACGATAAAGACCTGCATCAAATCCAGTAGTTGCAGCTTCAACCAGTACGACATCACCCGATGATGGGCTGCCCGGAAGGCTTGCATAATTTGCTACCGAAGGCTTAAAATTAGGCATATCAGCGGCTTTAGTTACCGCATTGTCTACCGCCGTTCCCGTATGTGTACTGTTGTATGCCATTATTGTATTACTCTAAATGTTTCTCCGTCGTCATCTATAAACGCTTGGTGACCACCAGCATTATCGTCCACGAGAAAATCCTCGTGAACAATAATTCTTTCACCACCAATTCTAGCTCCTACGCGACCTAACCGCAGAAACTCAAAAATGTTTTTAAGCCCTACGTTTCTCATTAGAGCTAATCTACGAACTGTTCAGCAAAAATAACCGATGTTCCACCACTACCTCTAAATGAAGCGGTAGAGGCTGCGTTCTTACTCAGTACAATAAGGCCCTGTTCTTTTACAAGAAGATGACCGTGGCTGGAACTTGCATCGGTTCCGTCAAAACTAACTATAACATTATTGTCTTGTACGTCAATAATCACGTAATCAGTATCAACGTGAATATTTGAAAGAGAAACTGCACTGCCCGTTGTGGCAGATAAACTTTCAAATTTAGGTGATGCGTTCGGGTTAATGTTCCCGATGTATAAGTTGGAAGTGCGAGAGTTCATTTATCGTGCTTGTTGAGATACGTATGTTTTAAATCGTTTGCCTATTGTGTTGTTGTTGGCGACTTGTTGCGGGTTGTCCATTTCTTCAGATAAATATTTTTCAGCTAATTGATCTTCTAATAAAGCTTTTTGATGCTGACCATCTAATCGAAGAAAGTCTGCGTATGTAGCGTGAGCCATAAAATAAAAAAACTCTTGAGGAACTTCCTGTGAACTAGCTGTTCCATCTGTGTCTAGGGTCGTAAGAAAAGTGAGGGGTTTTTTGTAAGTCACAAACACTCCAGTATCACTTGTTGAAGTTATATTTAAAATATGTGCTCCATCTGCATCTACATAAAACTCGTATTCAGACGCAGAGTTTCGGACAAAGGGGTCCGTCCTATGTATCCTAATAAACTCACCTATAGAAGAAGTAAAAGGAACCGTAGAGCTTCCAGATGGGCTAATGGTTTGAGATTCCCCTATGACTAAATATCTTGCCCAATACGGTGTACGATTATATGCTTCGTACATCCTTCTATTGGCCAAGGCTAATAAGTGCGATTTTTCCCCAAGAGTAAAATCAGACGTGCCAGATAAAGCAGAAATTAAATCATATAAATCTTTATTGGCTTTATTTTGCATTATGCGTTATTAGGAGAAAGGTCCTTAAACTTTTTGTTGTAGTACTGTAAAAACTCTTTTGAATGCACTA